CGCTCTCGTGCCTCGGGACTACGCTGTCTGCTACTGCTGCAGCTGATACTGCAGTACACTGTTTTCTTCCTGTGTTCTGCGCCGCATGTCGGGCAGTTACGTGGATCACGCCGTTTTCTCATGGTTCGCAGATCGGTTGCTTGGCTGATTGAATCAGATTGATAACCAGCTGCTGGTACGTCTCTGAACGTATTCTACGTTGTTTATACGCTGTTCCATGTCGGTAACTCGGTTGCGTAAGCCGTCTGCTGTACGTATACGCTCATCTAACTCTGAATTTAACTCACGCAACAACCGTTCTGTCTCTCCTATCCTATAGTATACCAGACATACTACCAGGGCAGAGACCAAGAATAGGGTTATGGTTGCTATGGCTACGACCAGATATAGTGTGTCTATCTGGGTACTAAACAGGTTAATCCAATAATTGTCTACGATCATTACGTAATTCCTCAAGGAGTACTGTATCTGCTGTCTGTCTGTCGGTGTCTAGCTTTTTAACGTGACTTTCTGCGATCCTGCAATTAATAATACCATTATAGTATCTGTCCGAGCCCAGCACCCCTAGTTCGATCTGTGTTTCGGCTTCCAGATAGCTTAGCGTGCCCTTGCTGGTGCAGAGGTATATGATTCTGCGTTTGAAGCTGTTGTCGCCCAGGATCTGACAATCGTTATGTACGTGCTGGTTGCTGCCCCAGTAGTTGATCCAGTCTGATTCAGTACGAGTGCGTCGCTTACGACCCCGAGACTGCGTGGTTTTGGCTTTAGTGAACAGCTTCTTGCCTATGTAATGACGGTTGACCACAGTATTTGTTATGACATATACAAAGCCAACATACTGAGCTGCGTCTGTGAATGCAGCTCCCTGATAGGTCCAGTCACTCTTCTTCGTCGGCTCTGTAGTCAGGGTCATCGGTGTTTTCTCCACAGAATGGGCACAGTTTAGCCTCATAGTAATCTTCGTCCAGCTCCCAGCGAAGCCAGTATTCGGCGTCGCAGTGCTGACACTGATAGCGTCGGGTTTTCATAATTGTTCTACGGTTACTCCATGTTTGACCAACAGATCTATGCCAGCTGGATCGCGATAGGCCTGAGCATAGACCACTCTGGCTATGCCGGCCTGTATCATGTGCTTGCTGCAGTCCAGACAGGGTGCATGGGTTATATATGCAGTTGCTCCTGATCCTGACTCAGTACTGGCTGCGAGCTTTAGTATGCTGTTCATTTCCGCATGTATGACCTCGGGTCGGGTAACCAGCCCCGAGTCTGTTTCTGTCTCACAATCATTGTCTGCGCCCGGAAGCGTGCCATTGTAGCCTATGCTAATGATGCGATTGTTACGAACTATGACACAGCCTACCTGGAGCTTACGAGCCGAGCTTAGTCGGGCATACACACCCGCGGCTTCGATATGAGCACGATCCCACTTATCCATGCTGATTTCTCCGTTCAACCAGGTCAGCATACAGAACCTGTATGTCAGCCTCGGGCCCAAAGACCTCGGCAAACTTGGCTCTGATGGCTTGTGTATAGGCATTGGGGCTGACGCTGAGACTGTGATAGGCGTCGTTGATGAGTATGTCCCGTACGTCGGGATCGATCTGATCATATTCAAGCCAGCGACCCTGAGGACAACGTACCCAGGGAACGCTTACCTTGAACTCTATGACACAGGAACAGGCTGAACACTGATTCAGATACTGACCCAGCATGGGCTTTCTCTCGGGACAGCTCTGACAAATTTCTAATCTATCTGCAACAAACTTCATGATAATCACCTAGATCTAATATGATTTGAACAATCCTCGACAGTGGTCATAGACACGGATTGCTATGGTTTTACCCAGTTCCTGACCCTGATCATTGCCCTGGGCAAAATGAATCCCCTTATAAAGTCTGCTCAGACCAGCATCACGAACCAGATAGGTCAGGTTAGCATAGTTGAGGTTGACATTGCTTGCAGGGTATCCAGGGTCAAAGGTTATGCTATTGGCAGCAAATACAACATTGTGTGTGAAAATATCGCTACCACGCAGGCTGGCAACCACACCCATGGCAGCTGCACCAAAGGTGCTGTGACCGCTGACTAGCTCAGGGAATGGTGGACTCTGATCTGTTATGGGACCAAAACTTACCCAGGTATTGCCCAGGATGTTGGCGTTACCGCCAGTACCTGCGCTCCAGGCATTTATGTATTGTCCACGATACTGATTGCGAATCAGTGTTATGTTTCGGATGCTCTGATAGTGGTACTTGATATCCCAGGCTGCTATGCCTGCATCCATCATGGCCGCCCCAACACCATAGAACAGTTTTACGTCCTGATCCAGACTGTTGTTGTCAACGGTGCTGACGTCCCGAGCTATGCCCAACCACTGTCCTGGTGGGCTTTCGGTACCTGGACCACGCGCAAAGTACTCGGCTATGGCCTTGCGTTCGTCGGTAAGATTGGCGCTGTAACCCAGCACTTCATCAATCTCGGCCTGGGTTGGGAAGTAATGTAGGTTGGCTCTGTGTATGGTGCCGTGACCCATGACCATGGGCCGTACTCGGCCCCAGTGTGGTACAAATGGTGTTTGAGTTACGCCATTGACTCTGAGTGGCAACCATTTCTTACCTGAGCTGTCAGCAGCATCCCAGACAGCCTGGTTGACTGAATCATCGTCCAGATTGAATACATTGCTGGCTACGTATCCCGTGGTGTCGGCATAGTTTCCAATCTGATTGGCACCATCATTGTAGTGATAGTCCAGGATGATGTTGGCTATGCGTGAGCCCAGGTTGGCGGCTCGGATAACCAGACTTGGATTGGTACTCAGAGCTGGCAGACCGTTACCTGAATCATATAATGCCTGAGCAATTATAGCAGTCTGACTACTGAACAGGTTACTCATGACCGTAAAGGCTGCTTCACTGACTGCGGCTATCTGGCACTCTATGGTGCGTGTGCTGTCATTCTGACGCTGTTGCCAGTCACGAAGCTCGGGTATGTCCAGGCTTACACGGGCATCTTCGGGGTCCTGTAAACAGGCCCAGGCATTATACACGGCTTCGAAGGTAATGCCCGAGCCTCGGGTATTTACTGGCGGTGGCAGTCTCGTGGCTGTGAATACGTCTATGAGTGCATTGGCCCAGACACGTACAGGGCGGCGTGAACTTGCTGGTGTGGTATTAGACATTTCTTATCCTTAGAACCTTACTATGTTCTGACCAGTTAGTTGCCAGACTTCATTTTCCAGCTTTTGCAGTATGGCACGTGTTCGGGCAGGTATGATCCAGGTTCCGCTCTGTGTATTGCCTGTGTTGTAGATGCTGGTCTGGGCATTCAGAACATCCAGTGTGACACCTGTATTCGCAGTCTGCACCACAATCTCAGTGCCTGTAGTAAAGTTTACGGTGCTGACATTGGGAACAACAATGGTGGCATTGCTGGCATAGACAACGTTTCCATCATCTAGCATGCTCAGTGTATATGTTGAATTGCTGACAGCATTGACTGATGGGCGAACAGCATCACGTGCTCGGGCACTGGTAAAGTATAGATTGGTACCTTCGGCAATGTCTGTGGTTGTTGTACCTGTGGGCACAATCACAGTAGCCTGTCCAGTAACACCAGGCATGACGGTAACAACGCCCTCTACTACTCTGATCACGCTGGCATCGGATGCGGTATTTGCTTCGACGTCGTAGATCCAGCGCCCAGGTTTGAGACCAGCAGTAACATTGGCCGCCAGGCTCAGGGTAATCTCGCCCTCGGCGGCATCAGAAACCGTGGCAGTAATGCTGACAGCATTGGCGCTGTAGTAACTGCGTCTGAGCTGCGCTCGTACGTCATAACCCGCAAGACTGATATTGGCCTTGTTGGAGTCTATGTAATTGACCTTTTGCGAAAGAGTCGCGCCCTGGTCCAGGCTGAAGTCTAGATATCGTGCCAAGATTTTCTCCTAGGAACAACGATATTTATATCTAGCTTTGTATGAGCTCGTCGACGAAAGTCAGGAGCAGCTGATGGTGTCTTTTCTGATGCCAGCGGTTTTTTAGGAACTTCTTGTCGTACCAGTATTTCTGGCTTTCAGGATGACAGCCTATGAGTCCTATGTTGCCCTGTATGATGGCCTGTGGATCGCCATTGTCATAACTTGATATAGTTCGGAACTGCCCCGAGCCTACATAGGTACAGCCGTCATAGAAGAACATGTCCTCGGCTGAGTCGTTCCAGGTTATGCTGGCTGTTGTGGCAAAGCTTCTGCGGACGTCGGCTCGGGGACGTTTTATGTACTGTACAACGTCTATGTCTTCCAACAGATCAAAGTACCAGGGGCCAGCCCAGTAAGCACCCATGCAAATGCCCAGGTACTTACCACCAGCCTCGATATAATCAGCCAGCATGTTACCCTGGCGTCTGGTAAAGAAGTTGTAGTGTGTATGACTATCTCCAATGCCACCAGGGAACATTACAGCGTCATAGTCTCTGAGTATAACCTTGTTGAACTGATCTTTGGTAAACAGGTCTATTCTATAGTCATCACCCAGAGCTTCAGTCATGCCGTTGCAGCAGTCTATGCTGCATTCGGGGTGATGATTGAACAGTGCTAGTTTATGCTGCAATTAGTCCTCAGACATGTCCTGATTGACACGCCAGTTCAGAACACCTTCATCCAACCAGATACGCTTCAGTCTCTGAATGTCTGTGTACCAGCGTTCATGTATATCAGACTGATGGTCCAGCATCTGGTCTTCGGCGATCCATTGACCGCCGTTGTTGTCATCCTGATGACAACGCCAGCAAAGTATTTCTCTGTAGGTTTTTCTTTTCATGTTTAGGCCGCCCAGACATCGCCCCAGGTGCCAGACAAAGCGCCTTTGGCATAGTCTGTGGCTCTGTTCTCGAAAAAGTTAGTATGCACAGGTGCATTGATCATTTCTTCGATCCAAGGCAGGGGATTCTTCTTGACCTTGAAGATACCCTTGAGCCCCAGACTGATTAGTCTACGATCTGCAATGTACCTGATATAGGTTTTGACCTCATCGGCTTCGAGTCCGCGCATGGGACCCATCTTGTAACAGAGGTCAATAAACTTATCCTCGAGCTCAACCATTCGTTCCGCAATACTGTATATACGACTCTTGAGATCATCATTCCAGATCTCTTTGTTTTCGTCTATGTAGGTGCGGAACAGCTTGATCATGCCTTCGGTATGCTGAGTCTCATCGACTATGCTCCAGGTAACAATCTGTCCCATGCCCTTCATCATGCCATGGCGTGGGAAGTTCAGGAGCATGATGAATGAGCTGAACAATTGCATGCCTTCGGTAAATGCACTAAAGGCTGCAATGTGCGTGGCTGTACTAGCAGCATCACCATTGCGACTACTCAGATCCAGGATGTAGTCGTGCTTCTCACGCATCTCCTCATAGTCCAGAAACTCATTATAGATTCTATCTGGCATACCCAGACTCTCAATGAGGTGACTATAAGCAGCTACATGCAGGGCTTCACGTGCAGCAAAGCCCAGCAGCATCATTCTTACTTCGGGCTGCTTGAAGTATGGTAGGTAGTTCTTTACATAACCACCTGCAACATCTATGTCTCCCTGTGTAAAGAAACGAAAGATGTTGGTGAGAAAGTATTTCTCTTCGGTGGTTAGTCTGTTTTTCCAATCTTTGACATCTTCTAGCATTGGGACTTCGGTATGCAACCAATGACTCTGTTCATGTTTCAACCAGGCCTCATAGGCCCAGGGATACTGAAAAGGTTTGAAGCTATTACGATCGTCGGTTAGTTTTAGTTTATCTTTCTTGGGAGCCATTTATTGATCTTCTTCGTTTATCCATTCTAGTAGTTCTACTTCTTTGAGTAATCCAGTATGACGTTTTATTTCTTCACCGCTGGTACCGAACATAATCATGGTTGGTACTCCACGAACACCATAGACTCTGGCGGTTTTCATACCGTCATCGCTGTCAATGTCTATGCGTTCAACGGGCATGGTCACACGTGAGCCAAGTTGTTTGAATACGCTGTTCTGTATCTGGCAAGGGCCACACCAGGCAGCTTCAAATTTGAATATCTTCATGATCACCTCCTGTTATTCGGGAAATTCCTGAGCCTGTCCTGTTCTTTGTCGTCTCTCTCTAAATTTTCTAAGCCAATCAACCATCATCTTATCAGGGACACCTGCTAAGAGGAATGGAAAGATACCGTGAATTATTGCTATAGGAACCATGATAAGGAAGAACAGGCCGGCGCTTAGACTCCAGCGTGCATGTTCCCAGTATGTCTCACCAACTTTTTTGGTATGGTCGAAATCTATCATAGGGACTCCTT